CACCGGAACCAAAGTCAGACAGGATAGAACGCACCGCGTCCTCGTCGTAGCCCTCGACACCCAGCATGTTCTCGACGTCGTCGCGTGTTAGGTGGTGCAGTTCGATAATAGGCATGTTCTGGACGTCATCGCCCCATGGTGCCCAGTAAAACTTGAACGGGTCAACGCGTTCCCACTCGTCACGTAGCACTTCAACGACGCCCAGACCGCCACCTTCTACATACTTCATGGTTTTGCGTTTGCGGGGGATCGGACCCTTTAGGATCGCGTACGGGAACGTAGCTATGTCGTTCGTAAATTCAAACAGAGCCTTTACGAAGCCGCCCTCGACCATCTGGTCTTCCATCTTCGTTTCCATCCGCTCGACGCGCTTTTCAGCTTCGAACTTCATGGCCCGCATTGCGGTGTCTTTCATGCCAGAGGCAAGGTCTTTTAATTCTGTTTCTGCTATAGGTCCGTTACCCGCCTCGTAATACTGCATGAGGTTCTGCTGCATTATATTCTGCATCGCTTGCGCGACGTCGGGAGAAACCTCTGGTATCGGGGTGGCTGCTAAAGACCATGGCTTATCTGAGCCGGTACCTAAAAGTGTATCTCGTAGCCACGCAGTAGCAGTCCTGCACTTGGAGCTAACGATGCCCATAAATATCTCAGAGCCGCCTTGCTCTTTAATCTGCGCAAGTTTCGCAGGGTCGTACTCCATGTTTCTAGCACGTACACACCGAGCCAAGCGTTGTTCAAGATTTTCCTGATGGTGGTCTCGCAAAACCTCCCAGCGTTTACGCGTATGAGAAGCCAGCCCTACAACCATCTGAGAAGTCTGGTTTACAGAATTAGCACGGTTTGCCTCTGCCTCGAGAGTAGAGGCACTTGCAGCAGGGATTAGTGACATAATAAATCTCACATGTGACGTCGACTACGCAGTAGCATATATCTGCTAACGCGTCAACAGATTACGTCCAGCCACCGGCTGAGACCTTGGAGACGTTTTTCCTCTGTGACGTCCATGCTTGAGCCCCGAACGTCTCACCGCCGTCTGCGTGGAGGCAGAGGTACTGGAACGCGTCGGCCACATCAGACCACGGGTGGGACTTCTCTGGCTTCTCGTCACGAGCGCCTTTCGTGTTTATTTTGTACCGATACTTTCCAGCCAACGCCATCACCAACGGCGACGCATCTTCACCGTCGACGACGAAACCGTACTTGCCGTCCACGATCCGCGTCAGGTATTTTTCAACCGCAGCTATCCGTCCGGCGATTGAGTTAGTCCTGGCTGGCTTAACGACGAACCCCTCATTTTTGTATATGTCAGCTACCGTCCGCTCGTCCGTCTGGACACGCTGAAACGCAGCAGGGTCGATGATAACCAGAGCAGTACGCCCCGGAAATTTGTTTGCCATTAAGGGTTTAAGCCTCTCCCGCACGAACCGCAGAGCGCCCATACCGTCCGATATCAGCGCGTCGTACACAACCAGTCGACCATCGTGGGAAACCTGCCCTATCACAGCCGCTGGCGTCAGCCCCGCGTCGACCCCGATCAGCAGTGGGGTGTCAGAAAACATAGGTTTTAGTTTTTCTGCTGATGCGTGGACTGTACGGTCAAATGATCTAAAGACCGGTTGTCCAGATAAACTCTTGCCAAACTCTGCGTGGATGTAGACGGCAATCCAGTCTTCGGTCTTACCTTTGGCCAAATTGTCATAGTAATCATCGGGCAGAAATTTAGTCCAATCGGCCTCTGGGGCCAGACCCGACGGTTGTATCGTAACATGCACGTTATCGGGCGGCTCTGTGAGCAGCGTTTCCCAGAAAGTGTCCATGTCAGGGGGGTTTGTCATGCCCCAAATGTGCATATTTGGCCTTCCATCGTCCGTTTTGCACCCTACCCCGTTCATCATCTTGTCAGGGTAACGACCTACACGGCCTTGGGCTGCATTGTAGATATCGGGGTGAATTTCCCTAAATTCGTCAAAAATGATGAAACTTGCCTGCAATGAGAGCAATCTGCGCACGTCATTGGCGTCATCGAGCCCTCGAAACAGCACTTCGCACTCAATATCACCCACTTTTAGGACGAATTTGTACTCAGTTTTGAGGAAAGTGCCCATAACTCCATCTGGAATCCACTTTAGGAAGTCAGGAATGGACGTATCCCGCAGCTGCTCGCGGGTATTTCGCACCCAAATGGTCCTAGAACGCCTAACTCCGTCCTTGCACGGGGCCATTCTGGCCGCATGGTGCAGGATTTTCATTATGCCAGCCGTCGTCTTCGTCGATCCTACCGGGCCAACCGACAACGAAATGAACTTTTCAGAGTAAAAGAAATCATCGAGGCTCTTAATTACCTCGAAATTTATCTCATGCGTCATCTACGACTGCCTCAGTGGTGCCCTCGATGACGATACTTTCGCTTTGGTCCTTGGCTCGGGTGATATTTATGACCACTTGGGGGCCACTTGCGCCGAGATCTACCTTCGTATCTGGCTCCAAACGCCCCATTTTGTTCAGCATCTTCTGAAATTCTATACGAGCAGTGGGATTTATGTCGGGGTTTTGCATGTGGCGGAACAAATTGTCCAAGTTCACTGCGCCCAGGAGACGCGCAAAGGTTTCTATGAGTGCGGGATCATCCTCAATAGCTTGTAGCTCTACCGGTGACAGGATGGCTTTGTCTACAAGGAGGGGGTCAATGACTTGGTTCACGCGTTGATTCATAGCTTTACCTGTTAACACGTACACAAATACGGGTCAAGTTGGGGCGATTTGTGTATTTGGCGGGTCTATTTGGCGGGTCTATTTGGCGGGTTGAGAACAAAAAGGGAACAACTGGGATTTTTGGGGGTCGCGTTATACGGAACACATAAGGGCTGGGTGGGGGTCCGGGGGGGCATCGGTCAGGGGGGTGGTGTCCATGCTGCGCCTTAGTTGTAGGGCCGGAAACATGGTCCCTCTTGTAGCCCCTGCTGTCCCTTCGGTAAGCAGGTACGCCTCACGCGCTGATGAACCGCGCGTTAAAGACAACGGGTTTAATTGCGCCCAGTCCAGTAGCAAGCCATATGTACGAGGCGCGCAGCGCTTCCCCGACGTCAGGCTCAAGAAGCTGTGATGGTCAATACATCTCCGTGTAGTTTATCGGACGGGATACCAGTACGAGCGACACCGACTTATCGGGTTACGAGAAAAGTATTTGCTCGTCAAAAAAGCGCAACGTGCAGCATGGTTACATGCTTGGCCCTCCAAAGGGGTGATGTCACTGATCCACTGGCGCACCAGACAATAGTAATATTGCACGGTTTGCAAAACACATGACACATTGTGTACGGCGCGTGGTTAGTATGTCTGGCCAACCAGTCCTCAGTTTATCTTTGTCTGACCGCTCGATCCGTACCTTGTGTCAATGTAGGGCGCATCATTCCGGTGCATCCTAGATTGATACAAGCATAAGGAGCTTAACCATGCTTACTCGTAAAGAATTGAACAAGAAAATCTCTGGCGTTCGTCGTTCGACTAAAGCGTTTCGTGCTAATATCCAGATGTTGCTTATCGAATGTGCTGCTCACGCATATGTCGACGGTCAAACTACGCCGATGGCGCAACTGTACGACGCTGCTGCTGGCGCTGACCGCCTTGCTATGGCTAAATGGGCGCAGACGTTCGGCTTCTCACAAGTCAAAGCTGACGGCAAGTTTGGCCTGATCCGCGCTGCTGTTAAAGATGCTGCGTTCGACGACGGCGACGCTTTGATCGAGTACCTGACTGAACACGCAACAAGCTGGTTCGACATGGGCAAGTCTAAGTCTGAGATCGCCAAAGATGTAGACATCGCTGTGGCCATTATGGCACTCGCTAAGCGCTGCGCCAAAGCTAAAGCTAATGGTGGTAAAATCACCGCTGAACACATCGCTGTGACTGCCGCGTTCGCAGAGCTTAAAGCCGCATGTTAACGACGAATTACCTACAAGACAGTGATTTGGCTGTCTTGTAGTTTGTCTTAAAGCTACATGTAACGATTACAGTGACTTGACCCCCCCTTTAAGACAATAAGACAATAAGACAGTAATAAATAATAAGTAAGAGTGTGAAAAAAGAGAGAGCTATCGT